CATCAACTGGGAACCAATAGAAAGTGACCCTAATATGATGCAAATTGAAGCTTTTTCATATAAAGAGTTAGCTCTTAGAAAACTAATCAATAAGCTTATAAAAGCAATGCTTCCACACTTAAGCTCTGGTGATGATTTAGATAACTTTATTTTTGCATTTTATGCAGGAGAACAAAGACATCTAGGAGAAGAACCAACTGCACCTTATAGGTTTTCTATTGAAGAGCCTTTGGGTGTTAATATTACTGTACCTAAAGGTTTTACTCTTTCTGACGGAGATATCAATACTTCTTATTTAAAAGAGGATTTAGTAATCCAAGCAGGAAGTTTAAGTGCAGATGGAAAAGTTGAACTAAATGAAAAAACACAAAAGAGTGAAGCTCAAACTACAAATGCAATCTCTCCTTATCCTTATGTTTTAAAAGTTGAAGCATTAGGACCTTTTGAGGGAGGAAGTAATAAAGAGACTGATGAAGAGTTCTTTGAAAGAGCTATTTTATCTTTATACAAATACTCAACAGCAGGTGGACAAAAAGCCTATGAGTACTTTGCATATCTTGCTGATGAAAGAGTAAAAGATGTAAAGGTCATATCTCCAGAGCCTGTAAAAGTTGATGTAATCATAAATGCAGATGAAGCAATAGCTGAAACTGTAGCTGCAGTTGATGAGAAACTAAATGGAGATGAAAAGACTCAATGCTTTTGTGATGTTGTAACTGTAAGAGCTGCTACTAAAAAAGTAGTAACTTTAGAGCCTATAATTTATTTAATAGATATGTTAGCTCAAGCTTCAACTTTGCAAGAACTAAATGAGAGTCTAAATAACTCTTTTAAAATTGGAGAAGGGCTACCTTACTCAAAAATCATCAAAGCTTTAGAAATACAAAATGTTTACAAAGTACAACTAGAGCCAAATGATTTAGTAGTTGCTACATTTTGAATTTAATACCTTTAAATGAGTCGGATACTCAAAGAGTAGTAGAAGATGTAGGAACTAATACTTTATCAAATATAGATATCTCACAACTGACAGTTAGTCCTTTGGATTGTGATGTGTCAGTTCTGCCTCATCTAGCTTTAGCTTTTGATGTGAGTATTGAAGGTTTACAAGAGCAAGAGGCAAGAGACTATTTACAAAATGCAAGAGAGATTAAAAAGTATATAGGAAGTACTTATGCTGTTAAGAAAGCAGCTTCTTCTATCTTTGGTGATGATATAGAAGTCTTGCCTTGGAATAAGTTTGGTGGAGAACCTTGTACTTATAAGTTCTGGATAAATGTAAATGAAAAGCCTGTAAATGATGAGAATATTGAAAAGACTATAAAGTTAGTTGATATAGCGAAAAGAACAGCAGCTCATCTATCAGGAATAACAGTAAATATGAAAAATAATGGTGCATATAAAACAAATGCAGTTACTACATCTAGTGAGGTTGGATTTGTATATCCAAAACCACTAGAAGATATAAACTCAAGTTTAAAAAACAATGTAGCAACTACAGTTTATATGATAGAAAAAATAGTAATAAAACCACTAGGAGTTTAGAAGTATGGAATATTTTACACTATTGACACAAGTAGGAGCTGAAAAGATAGCTGCTGCAACAGCTGCTAATACAACTGTAGCTTTAGCTGAAATTGCACTTGGTGATGGAAATGGAACAGTTCCTATGCCTGATGCATCTAAAACAGCTTTAGTAAATGAAGTGTACAGAGCACCTTTAAATGACCTAAGAGTAGATGAAAACAATGCTAATTGGCTAGTAGCTGAAGGTTATGTTCCAAGCGATGAAGGTAACTTTTGGGTTAGAGAAGTAGGAGTTTTTGATAGTGATGGAGATTTAATCATCATAGGAAACTATCCAGAGACTTTTAAACCTATCACTTCAAATGGAGTTGCAAAAGATTTATACATGAAAGTGATAACTGAGGTGTCAAGTGCTGATGCAGTAGCTTTATCAGTAGACCCATCTGTTGTAATGGCTTCTCAAGAGTTTGTAAATGAGAGATTAAAAAATAAAGCAGAGAAAACACATGAACACAAATGGAGTGAGATAAAAGAAAAACCATCATTATTCCCACCATCTAGTCATACTCATGATGATATTAAACAAAGAGTACCAACTGGTTCAATAATTACATTTCCTACAAATACTGTACCAATTGGTTTTTTAGAGTGTAATGGAGCAGTTTTATCAAGAACAATTTATGCAGATTTATTTGCAATTATTGGAACTACTTATGGATATACAAGTTCAAGTAATTTTAAACTACCTGATATAAGAGGGGAGTTTATTAGAGGTTTTGATAATGGTAGAGGCATTGATAGTGGTCGTTCTATTGGTAGTTATCAAGTTGATGAGTTTAAATCTCATAGCCACGAACAGTTAGCATGGAAACTAGGTGGGCAAACTACAAACTCTGCCTATTCGGTAAATGGGAATACTTCAACTGGATATTTTACTGGTGCAACTGGAGGAAGTGAAACAAGACCACGAAATATAGCAATGATGTACTGTATTAAATACTAAGGAAACATGATGAAAATATATAACTACAATAAAAAAACAAAAGAGTTTACAACTGCTACAAATGCAGTAGAAAGCCCACTTGAAAAAGGTGAATATCTTATTCCAGCAAATGCAACTAGAAAAGAGCCTTTATCTTTTAAAGATGGTTTTGCAGTTTGCTTCAATGAAGAAAAACAAGAGTGGGAACACATAGAAGATAATAGAAATAAAACTGTTTATGAAACTTCTACAAAACAAGAGTTAAAAGTAGATTACTTAGGAGCTATTAAAGCAGAGCATACTCTTTTAGTTCCTAAAGAGTTTGATAAATGGGATGATGCAACTAAGTCTTGGATTAAAGATACTGAAGCAGTAGCAAAATATGAAGAGGCTCAAGCAAAACTTCAAAAACAAAAAGAGCTTAATGAACTTGTTATCAACCATAACACAGTTTTATACGATGCCCATGGAGAAGCTTTAGGAAATATGGCAACTGTAATAGCTATTGCAAATGCTACTTATAATAGGGCTATTTCAGTAGGTATCAATGGAACTATTATGGATTTAGTAGATGCATATAACTATGTATATAAAAACCAAACTGTAACTTGGAAAGGTGCTGATAATAAACCTCATACTGTTCAGCTTGAGAGTTTAGTTGAAGCTAGTCAAAAAGCTATGACTGCAAAAGCAGAAATTTTATTTAAATATTAAATCTTAAAAAGGAGAAAAGATGAGTTTAAAAAGAGGTGTTATTGCCGAAAGAAAAAGTACTAGTTCTAGACCGATACCTGTCAAAGCTACACTTCCACTTGCATTTGTATTTACTTCAAATGTTCAGTCTGGGCTTTATTGTTTTGATAGTCCAAAGGATGCTTTAGATTATTTTAAAGATAGTCATACTGATGGAAATCTAATCAAATATATAAAGCTAGGTGTTGATAAGTTTCCTTTAACTGTTCCTACTATTATTTCAATTGCAAATGAAGTTGTAGAAGAAGAGGGAGTAAAAACAGCAGAGGAAGCAGCTGCTGAAACAAAATCAAATATTATCAATGCAATTAATATCTTAAAATCATCTACTACAAGTACAAACTTAGCAGATGAAAAAGGTTCTATGATTGGTTATAAAGCTGATATTGTTGGAGTTGCTGATTATGCATCAAATGATGATGATATTAAAAATGCACTTATTGCAACAACAGAGTATATGAAAGCTAGAACTTTTATAGACCTTGATGCTTCAACAAATGGTGATGCAATCTCACAAAGAGACAAAATAGGAAGTGATAGGGTAACTGTTATTAAAACACCTGTTATTGACTGGAATGTAGATACAAACTCTCAAGAGTTTTATGACTCTGGAATTATGGCTTGTTACTTAAGGTCTTATGTAGATGGTAGTTCAAAGATTGGTTACTCAAAATCAATTTCAAATAGAGTGATTCCTTTCTCTGGTGTTAAAAATCCTAGTGAGTTTATTGCAGGAGCACAGGATGAAACTGACCCACTTACAGAAAAACAGATTATGAGTTTTATTTCATATATGGGTTTAAGAACTTGGGAGTACTCAACTTGTAGTGCTGATGCTATTTGGCAAGATGCAAGAAGAGTGAGAATCTTTGATTTAGCAGCTGATGCAGTTCTTGAAGGTATCTTCTTTGCAGTTGATAAAGATATGGGTGCTTTAACGAGTGCTAAAAAATCTCTAAGAGGTTTTAT